GCCTCATCGTAGACTTCGATCTGGCCGTAGTCGTTTAAGTTCGAGCCGAGCTTTAGCGTGCCGCCTTTGATGAGATCCGCAGTCAGGTTGATGACATTGATATTCTGCATGTTCATCGTGCCGTCGACCGTCCAGGCCGAGTTAAAAGTGCCATTTATACCAGTTTGAGAGAAAGCGATGCCGCCGTTGTTTATCATGATGACATTAGTAGCTGTCTCTTTTGGCAGCGAGTCGACTATAAGGATTTTATCGCCTTCGTAGATACAGTAGCTGTTGCCAAGCGCTCCCCAGATTTGATTTGTAGCAGCGGTCAGCTCATTCGTAAGCGTGACATGGATAGCTTCTGCGCTCTCCTGGACGATCTGCTGCGTCTGGTTTGAGATTGTGCTTGTCAAGTTAGATAAGGTCTTCTTGAAGTTGCCGAACTCTAGCTCAAGATATTTGCCCAGGATGCAGTCATAAGTATAAGAGATAACATTCGTTTGGATTGTCAAGTTAAGCCGCTCGTCGATCACATTGACAGTATCGCCTACATCCGTGATCTTCTCCAGGTTAGCGTTGAGCGTGTAGTTGACTTCTGGTATGGAGTTATCATCGACATAGGACTGCGCCTGCTGCTGAAGATCTTCTTGTAGAGCTGCCTGATAGGCCTCGACATCTGGATTGCCGCTCTCGTCTACATAGTCCTCCTGGTTAATCTCCTGGCTGAAGCTGACTGTCTTCGTGTATGGAAGGTCGTACTGATTTTCTGAAGTGACATAGAGGTCTGGCAGCAAGAAGCCATCTTTGCCGACTGGCAGTAGCTTCGTGACGACATTATCCCAGTTAGTGTCGACTGAGATGTCTTTGAGGTTTTTTGCGTAGCGGACTGTCACGCCGTTATCCTGGCCGATCTGGTTGCGGATGCCTGCATTGAAGAAGTCCAGGCTGAGATGGCCACCCCAGCGCTCTAGAACCGTCTGGAAGGCCTCATAAAGCGACTTGCGGACGCATCTGAAGCTTGAGACAGTATTGACATCGGATATGACTGTAAACTCGCTCTGTGGCTCTGTAGCATTGTTTAGATGGTCAAGCGCATCGTTGCAGTTCTTCTCTACTACATAGCTATCAGCGATGAGATAGTTCTTCGAGTCAAAGAAGACATGCCAGCAGCGCACTGAGATCTTTTTCCTAGTCTTCTGGACATTGCCGACACGAAAAGGCTGATCGCCTTGAGGAGTCGGCGCTATAATTATGCGGCCTTCAGTGAGATCGTCTACATAGCTGAGATCTGTCTCGAGGTCGAGATAAAAAGAGCCGTTATCCTCTTTGAAAATATTCGCTCGCAGCGGTTGAATAACTCGATCTCCGTTCGAGGTAAAGTCTCTATCTGTCTGGCCGAAAAGTCTTATCATGTAGATCGCTCCTGTTTATTTTATTATAACGCTTTTAGTAGCCTGTACTCCATCCTGCTGCCGTAAAGGCCGCAAAGTTCGACAAGCCTTCGCAGATAGTAGCCTGCGCTTGAGTTAGCCCGATGAACTTGAGAGTCTTAGGCGTTAAAATACCGCCAGAGTAGCTCGTAGCGCTCGTCAGAGATGCCAGGATATTATTGAGGCTGGCATTGCTCAGCGAAGTGCAGCCATCAAACATGTGCGTAGAGCTAAGCGCTCCGCCAAAAGAGGTCACTTTGCTCCAGTCAAACTGCGGCACAGTCACTAGCGAGCTGCATCCATTGAACATAGCGCCAGGATCTGTGACATTGCTCATGTCGAATTGAGGAACAGAAACAAGAGAGGTACATTCGTCAAAAATATAAGCACATCTTGTCACTTTGCTCATGTCTAGCAGTGGCATTGTTATCAAAGATGAGCATCTTTCAAAGGCGTTGCTCATACTTGTTACATTACTTGTGTTAAACTGTGGTACTTCTGTCAAAGCTCTGCATGAATTAAACATCGAGTCCATTGTAGTAGCAGCGCTAGTATTGAATAAAGGAACTTTTGTCAAAGCTGGGCAGTTGTTAAACATATAGCTGAAGTCAGTCTGCGTAGCTGTCGATGATAAGTCCAAAGTAAGCAAAAAGTTATAAAGGTCAGAAGCTGAACCATTGAACTTTGTTCCTTGAGGCAGTGGAGCATAAGTGCAAGAGACGACTCCATTATTGATAGCGATGCCAGTGCCAGCAGTATAGGTCGTATCAGTGAACTTGGCGTTAGCTGGAACATTCGATTGAACAGTATGGCCATTGACCTTCTCAGCATTGTCAACTATGCCATTGTTATCCGCATCGTAGACAGAGCGCTTCATGAAGACGCTAGAGCCAGAGCCGCCACCGCTTATGATGTCGTCGATCTCGTCCTTCGTGTAGTAGTATAGACCTTCTTTAGACATTGTTTAGCCTCCTAGCGTGCATGATACCACGCCGTTAATAATAGAGATGCCGCTGCCAGCAGATAAGGTTGTATCTGTAAAGACTGCGTTAGCTGGTACATCGGACTCGACTGTCTTGCCGTTGACCTTCTCAGCATTATCGACCACTCCGCTCTCATTCGTGTCATAGGTAGACATCTTCATCAAGCCACCAGTGTCGAGCAGCTCATCCACTTCGTCTTTTGTATAGTAGTATGCGCCTTGAGTATTCGCCATGTTGCCTCCTTATAGCCATCTGCTATAGTTTTCGACTACGCACTTTGTTACTGAGCCGCTAAAGCTGAGCTGGTTTTCGCCAGGTCGGAGCGCAAAGTTCTCATAGTCGCCAGTGACAAGCCTGTTCTTTAAGTTGTCAGTCGTATCTTTATAGGCTTCAAGTGCAGCCGTATCAATCGTTATATAGCCCTCGCTGCCAAGCGCTATCTGGAAGATCTGGATGCCGTTGAGATAGACTCCGATCTCGCCTTCACCATAGATCGTGAGTCTCGGCTTTGAGAAGTAGTTGCCGCTGTTTGTTACTACGCCATCGTTGTTTTGAGCGACTGCTGCTGCGATGATATGCGGCACATTGCCGTCTGCTGCGAGCGAGCTGACATGAGTGCGCCCTTTGTAAGCGTGAGCATGGTAGTAGATGTTGTCTAGCTGCTCGATGAGTGCTTCATTCGTGATTTCTTCATCGACTGGAGTGGCAAGAACATAATAAGCCGCCATTCCATCGAGCTTTGATTTTATAGTGTCAAGCGAGGTAGTTTTAGCAAACGAACACCACCAAGCTGTCCTAGTAGCATTATTATAAACTTCGCCTTCAGCGTTGAATGAATCCCACCCACCGCTCGGCGCTCCGCCCATATTCCTAGCCGCCGTGAATATATTAGTAATACCCCCATGATCGTAATTGTTGTATTGGATGTTATCCTCTTGTTTAGTAAATTGAGCATATCTAACATTTGTGTATTGGTCGTTATTTGCAAGAGTAAAGTCACTAGAACTATATACGGCTTTCCCTACCGCTTTATGCACATACCACTTATCCTCACTCTTGTAGAGGTAGTCTTGATAATCGCCAATTTTGCAGAGTTCGATAGGGGTAAAGTATGGAGCAAAACTTGTTGAAGTCGAACCTTTTACAATCATCGGCTTAAATACTTTACCGTTCATATTTACGCCATTAGAGCCACCAAGTCGTACGACATAGGCACGAACAGTAGTCTTTTCGCTTAATGTGAATGTAGAGCCACTACCATAATCCCAGTTTAATGTTGACCCAACTTGGACGACAAAGGAATATCCGTCTGTTGAGCCACCTTCTGGGCAGCCACTGAAGAAATATGTCCCTGCATCTAACGTTAAATCAAAACGCAAGTTTTTATATGTGCTGGTAGAGACTCCGCTCGTTGCAATAGTTCCGTCTGCACCTATCGTGTAGGTTATTCCTGATTGGGATATGTTTGAATCTGGCGATGGTGTTGCCTGGATATCTAGCAAGTTCTTACCCAAGTTGACCTCGTAACTTTGACCGCTAAATGCCTCGAATGCGGTAGCACTTGAGCCGAGTTCGAGCTGCGGATTTGATATTGTAGCAGTTCCGACCTGTGAGGTTTGCCAAGAGATTCGTACATACTTGCAGTTTGCTGGAGTCGTGAAGCTATATTCGAGCGATGCTTGTGGAACAACTTGGCGAGAAATCCACCCTTCTTCGCTGTAATAGTCTGCCGAACTTGCGCCGATAGCTGCGCCACTCGATGTAGCCTTCATATGATACTCGGTATTTGGCTTTACTGGTATAGCTTCCGAAATGCACCCTCTCCAAGCCGCATCTACAGTAAATGTGATGCTGTTATCATTTGCAGATAGGCTTGTCGTGCTGCTGACATATCCTATTACTCCATTGTCTAAGCGACCTTTTACTACTGCATAAGTATTAAACAAATTTTTGCCACACACATTGACCACATTTTCGCCAGTGACCACCTTGACTGGCAGTGGAGCGCTCGGAGTCGGAGTGCCATTCTGGCTTGTGTTGCCTTTAAGGTCGAGCGTGTTGAATGGAGCGAGCTGCGATCCTTCGAGTACCAAGTTCGTGCCTTCGTCTGAGACTACCTTTGCAGCTTCGTCCTCGACGGATATGTTGAGCGTAAAGCCCATCGCTGTACCAGCGTTTATATAGAACCATATATAGTTATAAGTCTTTGATGCTGAGAGCGTGCCAGAGAGCGTAGTCGTGCCTTGTACTAGAGGCAGATAGTTGCCGCCAAAGGAGTCCGAGTTCGATGGCGCTGATCCAATCATGCGGATCGAGCAGTTCGTCGGATTTTGGCCGCTCGCTGTAGCTGTCAAAGTATATGAGCCAGCCTGGAGCGTGAGAGCGCTGATCGGCACATAAACCTCAGTCGCAGCCGTTGCCGTACCGCTGACTGTGAGTGTGCCGTTTGCAGCCTTTACGGTCACGCCGTTGG